AGTTGACACACCAGATCCGATACCAGCTATCTGGGAAGTTGACAACAAAGATGCATACACTACTGTGAACGCACCTTTCACTAAGCTATACAAGATGCAACAGCTTCCAATGAGCTACAACATTAAGCTCTCTACGGAAGAGAGGTCATTACCTAATGGTGATAGCTTCTATTTACCGCGTGTTGCTCTTGATCTTAGCACCAAGCTTGACCTACAAGACAGTGACGAAGAAACATTCTCTAACTTTCTTGAATGGGTGAAGGACCACAACTCCTATGTCTTGAATAGATGGGATCAGAGTAACGTCGAAGACGTTGACCCTGACGTTAAGGAGTTAGTGGACGAGTTCATCGACGTAGCTTCAGAGGAGGCTGCGTAATGAACCATCCCGCTGAACTGACGTTGCACAAATTGCTCTCAGAGTTGCGCGATGGCACAGCTTCAATGACTGATTCCTCCATTGAACAGATTGTGTCTGACGTGCGAGATGCATTGCAGCGTCAGTTTGGTGGGAGGGGACAGCACGAATTTAGATTGCGTATGTCTAACGTCGGGCGTCCCTACTGCCAGCTTTGGTATCAGAAGAACAAACCGGAGAAAGGTCGGTCCTTACCAACTACCTTTATTATGAACATGATGTTGGGCGACATTGTTGAAGCAGTGTTTAAGGGTCTTCTTACCGAAGCTGGTGTTTCGTATGACAACAGTGAGCAAGCAACGCTTGAATTAAAAGATGGCACAAAAATTAATGGGACTACAGATCTCAGTATCGACGGTGCTGTTGATGACATCAAGTCTGCGTCACCGTGGTCATACACATATAAATTTGTAGACTATGACACACTAAAGAAAGGTGACGCCTTTGGATATGTAGGTCAGCTAGCAGGCTATGCTAAAGCCTTAAACAAACGTGCAGGTGGATGGTGGGTTGTCAATAAAGCTAACGGACAATTCAAATATGTTCCTGCACAGGGTCTTGAAATTGATGAAGAAGTTACTAAATTAGAAGATACAGCACAGCGCATGGACGCCAACGAGTTTGAGCGTTGCTATGAGCCAGTACCTGAGTTCTTCAGGGGCAAGCCTACGGGTAACAAAGTACTCGGCAGTGTCTGTAAATTCTGTGACTTTAAAGAAGATTGTTGGGAGACGTTAGTAACTCGCCCATCAATACCTTCATCTGCTAAAGAGCCACCAGAGGTGGACTACGTATACATAGAGGATAAATATAATGACTAACTTATACGATGAACTATCGCTAGAAGAACTAGCGGAGCGTATTCAGAACATGCAGGAGGAACTTACTGCTGCACGTAAGGAATACAATGAGAAGCGCACAGCTAATCTACGTAGCCTAATGGAAACACGTAGAGAAACTGAACGTGCTATCCGTGAAGAGATGATGAATCTCGGATACAAAACTTTCAAGACAGCAGGAAACATCTGGTCTTTCTAATGGACGCAAAGCGGTTTCGGGCTGCGCGAAAGAAGGGGTATAGGTCAGGGCTAGAGCTAAAGATAGCTCAATCATTAGATCAAACGGGCGTCAAGTATACATACGAGAAGCTCAAGATTGAGTGGGAAGATCTAGCATACAGAACCTATACCCCTGATTTTGTTTTGGCTAACAATATTATTATCGAGACTAAAGGGTTGTTTACTTCAGCCGACAGGCGTAAGCATGTTGAGATTAAGAAACAACATCCTGAACTTGATATAAGATTTATATTCGAGAATAGCAGACGTAAGCTTTACAAAGGCGCTAAGAATACTTACGCTAAGTGGTGCATACAAAAGGGCTTTCTATACTATGACCGGATCATACCGGAAGATTGGTTGACGGAAGAGCCTAATCCTGCTATAGCAAAGTTCGTAACCTTCAAAGGGGTAAAACGAAAATGAATAGCTTTTTGGAGGAGTTCACTACAGATAGCTTCTATATAAAGTTACAACCTATACGTAACAACTCTGGTAAGTGGGAAGGCGAGATAGATATATCAGCTATTATACATGACGACAATGGTCTAGAAACTGAAGAGCTTGGCGACATGCTACAGGTAGTTAATATGATGTGTGCCAGCATAAAGCTTTATGAAGACGACGATGAAATACGTGAGAAAGCTAGTGCCATAGTTGAGACATCCATGAATAACCCTGACTCTGAATATATGTTTGGAAGTGAACAACCAAAAGATAACAAGCCAACCATAACTACGGAAGGCAACGTCGTGACGTTGAACTTTAAGAATGATTGATGACGTAAACAAGCCAGAACATTACAACAAGACAGGCAGGGAGACTATTGAAATTATATTTGACTCTATGCTTGGTGATGAGTTTGAAGGTTATTTAAAAGGTAATGTGTTAAAGTATGTTACACGCTACAGATTTAAACACGAAGAAGATCCATTGAAGGATCTGCTAAAAGCTAGATGGTACTTGAATAAACTAATAGAGGTTGTTGAAAACAGAACATGAAGATACGTATGATGATTACCATAGAGGTGGATACAGAAGAGTATCCAATGCCGTGTGACGACAATGTTGCAGCGGAGTTAGAGTCTACCTTTACGGAGATCATCTACGACATAAATGGCCTAAACATACTTGGCTTCAAAACTACACAGACGGGGAACTAATATGGGAAACATGCTACCTACAGACTATCAAAACTTTATTGCACTTAGCCGTTATGCTAGATGGAAAGAAGATGAACAACGACGTGAGAGTTGGGATGAAACTGTCAGCCGTTACTTTGATTACATAGGTAGCTACGTCAGTAAGAAGTTTAACTTCGATGAGAAGTCCTTCAACAAGTATCGTAAAGATCTAGAGGAAGGTGTTCTCAATCTAGACACCATGCCTTCTATGCGCGCTGTAATGACAGCAGGTCCAGCACTAGATCGCTGCCACGTAGGTGCGTACAACTGTAGTTATATACCCGTAGATAGCCCCCGTTCGTTTGATGAAGCTATGTACATTCTTATGTGTGGTACTGGTGTAGGTTTCAGCGTAGAACGTGAGAATGTAGACAAGCTTCCTATAGTAAATGAAGACTTCCATGACAGCAATACAATCATCATTGTAGACGACAGCAAAGCTGGCTGGTGTAAAGCCCTACGTGAATTGATTGCCTGTCTGTATGCAGGTCAAGTACCTAAGTGGGATGTGTCTCTTGTACGTCCCGCAGGTGCGAGACTAAAGACATTTGGTGGTAGGGCATCAGGCCCAGAGCCATTAGAAGATTTATTTAATTTCTGTGTAGAGAAATTTAAAGGTGCAGCAGGGCGTAGATTGTATCCTGTAGAGGCACATGACCTTATGTGTAAGATTGGTGAAATTGTAGTCGTTGGTGGTGTACGACGCAGTGCATTGATTTCACTATCAAATCTTAATGACACATCTATGCGTAAGGCTAAGTCTGGTGAGTGGTGGGTACACGAAGCACAACGCGCACTAGCAAATAACAGTGTATCGTACAAAGAGAAGCCTTCTATGGAAGTGTTCTTCTCTGAATGGCATTCACTATACGAAAGCAAGTCTGGTGAGCGCGGGATCTTCAACAGACAAGCCGCTAAGAAACAAGTAGCTAAGAACGGTAGACGTAGTAACTTCTTAGATGAAGAAGAAACGAAGCAAATACAGTGGGGTACGAACCCATGTTCTGAAATTATACTGCGCCCATATCAATTCTGTAATCTATCTGAAGTTGTAGTGCGATCAACAGATTCAACTACGGATTTACTACGTAAGGTACGTAATGCAACTGTACTTGGCACACTTCAGTCTTGCTTGACTAACTTCAAGTATCTTCGTTCCATATGGAAAAAGAATACAGAAGATGAAAGACTACTGGGCGTTAGCTTAACTGGCATTATGGATCATCCCGTTTTGAATGGTTCTAAAGGACTTGACGAATGCGGCAGACTTCTGATACAATTACGTAATGAAGCTGTTAAGACAAACGCTAAGATTTCTAATGACTTAGGTATCAATCAGTCAGCGGCTATTACTTGTGTGAAGCCGAGCGGTACTGTATCACAGTTAGTGGACAGTGCTAGTGGTATTCACGCTCGTCATAACCCACACTACATTCGTACTGTACGTGCTGACAATAAAGATCCTATGACACAGTTTATGATTGACTCAGGCATACCAGCAGAGCCAGACTTTATGAAACCAGAAAGCACAACAGTGTTCTCATTCCCAATGAAGTCACCAGACAATGCTGTATGTCGCAATGACATGTCTGCACTAGAGCATCTACAGTTATGGCTTACATATCAAAACCATTGGTGTGAACACAAGCCAAGTATTACTGTGAGTGTACGTGAAGAAGAATGGCTAAAGGTAGGAGACTGGGTATATGAAAACTTTGACAGCATTTCGGGCATTAGTTTCTTACCCCATGTTGAGCATTCTTATAAGCAAGCTCCATATCAAGATTGTTCTAAAGAAGAATATGATACGCTTATTGCAAAGATGCCAAAGGCTATTGATTGGACTAAGCTACGTGAGTACGAACGTGAAGACAACACTACGGGTTCGCAAGAACTCGCATGTACAGCAGGAGTATGCGAAGTCGTTGACATCGCCAGTAGATAAAGCAACCGGAACTTTAAAGGACGTGCAATGATTGAAGTAGAAATAACTACCCAGATGATTGACAACGCAAGAGTTAAAGCAAAAGAACTCGGACGTTTACGCAATTCAATTACTAAAGGTGGTGGTAATCTAATAGGTTTCATTGGGGAAAAGATTGCCCAGCAATGTTTAGGCGGTGAATTAGTTAACACGTATGACTACGATCTAGTATTAGATGATGGTACAAAGATAGACGTTAAGACTAAAGCGACTACCGTTGCGCCTAAAGAAAACTATACGTGTACAGTACCTGCTTATAACACAAAACAAAAGTGTGACGCCTATTGTTTTGTCCGAGTTAAGAAAGATCTAACTGTCGGTTGGCATTTAGGTCTGTTAAAGAAGGAAGAATTTTTTGACATAGCAGAGTACTTTAAAAAAGGAGAGTTACATGCGTCAGGGTTTGTTTATAAAGGTGATTGCTACGAAACACTTATACATGATCTACGGGACACAATATGAAGAAGACGTTTCGATTCAACAAACATAAGAATGAACCACCTTTAAGACTACAGTATCAAAAAGGTTATGATGCTTTCTTTAACAGTAGACAATGGACACGAAGGGTTAATGATGCAACTGTTATTGTGACGGCCTGCCCGTTCAAAGAACACACACCGCAGGCTCGTGAATGGCAAAGGGGCTACAACACAGCTTACTTTGACAATCTGGAGAAACTGCATGGCACTACTGGACGACGTTAAAGCTTTTATGGAAAAGAAAGGTGCAGCTATGACCTTTGAAGAATACCAGAAGTTCTGTAAGACAACAGCTATCTACCCTGAAACCACTAAGCTGATGTATCCAGCATTAGGTTTAACAGGTGAAGCTGGTGAAGTAGCCAACAAGATTAAGAAATTAGTCAGGGATGGAGTACCTAAAGAACGTAAGGATTTAGACGCCGCTAAAGAACAGATAGCAGCAGAGCTTGGCGACGTACTGTGGTACTGTGCAGCACTCGCTAGTGATCTAGATGTTTCTTTAGGCCGTGTAGCTAAAGACAACATGGACAAGCTTACGTCCCGTAAAGAACGCGGTAAGATAGGTGGCTCTGGTGATAACCGTTAAGGTTTATAAGCCCCTTTAAAAACTTTACCCAACTCATGGCCCAGACCATACAAGCCTGTCTTCTCGACAGTCAAGTTTTCTGGGCCATCTTTTTGTGCGTAGTACGCTAGTATCTGTCCGTATGTTGTATCGTACAGTGTGCCATTAGCCACCATATTTTCATACAGTGTAAGTAAATGGTTATTAACTACAGCCTTAGTTCGTTTATCAATATTATCTAGCCAGCGCATTCTTGCGAATGGACCTGTATATATGTACAAGCTACGCTGCTTCAAGTTATTTAATATCTCATACGCTTTCTCAGGATTCTTGTCCTTCAGACGCATGATCTCTTCTCTCATTTTAGGAGTGTCTTCTCCTAATTTAGCTTGAATAGCTTTGATGTTAAAATATTCACCTATTTTTTTAGCTTCTTTTTTAGTACTGCTAATAACACTATTCATAAACAGACTACGCTGCTGCTTAGACATATTCATATATGTATCACTGGCCATGATACCTCTGATCGCAGTAAGCATATGGTCTGAGTGTGCTTGTCTTATATAAGAGTCTGCCACTCTATCTCCTGAAGGTCTAAACTTCTGCCACTCTGGTAAGCCAAGTGCATTCATCTCTGCCTCTACATCATTAGGTGGTAGCTCCATACGAGTACCTAATGTTTGTTTAGCTAGTGTGTTCTGTCTGTAGGCAGGATTCTCTCTGTAAGCAAACTTACGTATAGGTGCAGCTTCAAAACCTAAAGCCTCTTGTGCGGCAACAGGCAACACACCTTTAACATCTTCTCCGAAAGCAGATACCGCTCTTTCTTGTAGGCCAAA